TTTTTTTACAAAATTCGCATTTTTCTCTGTCATCCCAGAAAAATCATAATACCAATTCAAAGTAAGAACATATAGAGCTATCATAAAATCAGGAACATGCTTGTCTAACGCCGTAATGTCCCCGTCTGCCCAGAGTAAATCTTTTTCCATCTCATAGCACATAGAAGTAGCTAATTGCTGCGCTCCTCCTCTAAACCAAGACACGCCTATAGTATATAAACGACCTCGGTCAAATTTATAGCGAGCATTTCCTAATATCCAAGATAAAAAAATAACATTTAAACTTGGTATAAAGAATTCTCTCAACTTCTCTGATAACTTCTGTAGATTTTCCTCAGATATAGCAGCCTCTAGTATTTTCCATTCCTGTTTAGCTCTTATCACACACCAAGCCACAAAAGGAACATCATTACCATTATATACATCAACCATCCAGGCGTGAAAAGCTCTACCTGCGGCTTCTAATATATATAATTTCTTACCAGAATTATGATACTCAACATTTCCTATCCCTGTTTTCATCTTACCTGATTTCATCGAAAATATTCCCCCAGATGTATTTAATTTTAAAAACATAATTACATCTTCAGGAGAATACCGGAATTTTAATGCTGGATTTCTGTCTCCAATAGTAAATCGCTTCAATAACTTAAGTGCTCTCGTGGCCAACGTTCGAAAGGTCTGAAACCCTTCTCCTCTATACGCCATATCATTTGAAAACCCTTGCATCATTTTTATACGTTTAGGTATAGTCATATTATTCGTGGAATACACACACCGCGACTTAGGAACCAATTGCCCATTATCCATGACAAAATATTTACCATAAATGGCATCATGCCAAGATGCTTGGCGATAACACTTAGTAGCAAGAGTAGGTATCTTCTTATCTATATTCGTACTTTCTACCTTCGCCACCATTTCTGGCGTCACTCCTGTCACTTCATAAATGTAATTTTCTGACATTTCCCTTACAATTGGCTCTAATGCTACGCTTGGCTGTTCATTCGTTTGAAAGTAATCGTTTTTTTGCGGTAACTGCGGTCTAAGAGAAATATTAGTCTTCGATTGATAAGCACGTCTCATATAATTCAAATAGATCGCGTCACTCACTTTTTCTCGTAACACCACTTTCTTGTCCTCTGTCAAATAATAGCTGGAAAGTATCTTTGCATACAATTCAACCATCATATGATATTTATCCACATAATCCCTTGGACACAGAAAAACCGGACGAATACGTCCTTCTATATCATAAAATTCCCATGCTGCAGGATTATCAGTATGATTATGTAAAGAGCAATGAACTAACTGTCGTCTTATTCTCATTTGTTTCTTTCGATAAAATAAAAAATTTGTAAGAGCTTCTCGTGGTAAGTATATTTTTGCCAAAATATGATCCAAATTAAGTAAAGATATGTTTGGATGCGAAATAGCTATTGAGCGAAATTTATCTACG